TAATTCAGTTCGTTATTAAAGTATTCCACAGGTATTATCCTTTTGTAATGGTGGGGTAACACGTCTAATGAACGGTATAATCCTGTCAGATAATCTGCTGATATGTTTATTGCAGTTGTGTTTCATAAGCTGGCAGCGACAATAGTTATCCGGGTAGATAAAAGCCGCCCGGGATAAATCCATACAGCTTTGGTCGGTTACTTTAGAATGGTGGTTACTCCCTCCACATCCTCCCTGCAGGCATATAACTGGACGCCGGTACGCCAGTGCGGCCAGCATCACCACCCCGACCCCAGTAACCACGATACCGGCACGCTGAACAAGCGCCAGCATCTGAGGAAGGGACAGCTCGCCGTGATGCAGCTTCTGATGAGCGAAAGGTTCAGCGCCCGGTATCCACTCCAGGCCGGGCTCAGTATCCGCAACACTGACAAGATGCCACCCTCTGACAGCGAGCATTCTGGCAACACTGTCAACGTATTCATTGAGCGGCCCCCGGCTGGCGTTATGCCATTCAGTGCGCTCAGTTGTAGGGCGCACAACGGCGAGAGGTTTATCCGGCGGTAGCCCGATATCAGGCAATATATAATCAGGCAAATCAAGGCCGGCCGGGGGGATGCCAAACTGGCGCTCCATGGTAGTAAAAATACAGCCTTGTTTCAGGTCAGTGTCACCATAAAAAATGCGCTGACAGGGAATATCAGCCGGAGAATATTCAAAATTTATTGTGGACTGTGTTTCATTTTTTTTCTGGGTACGTAGCCGGGAGTCTGCCTTAACAAAATGAAGATTGCTAATATCCTGATAAATTTCTGGTACAGGTGTTTTCAGCCAGACTTCGTGACCCCTACGCGTCAGCTGCCTTATGAAGCAGCGCTGTATGATATTATCACCGATACCATGCATTCCGTCGAAATACATTCTTGCCATAAGGTTTCCTTTTATAACAAGCATTAATTCGTTTAAATTATCAGCATAAAAAACTATCAAATTAACCCGGTATTCCACTCAAAAATAAATCATGCTACCGCCCCTGGTTCACACTAGTTTTTTAATGTTTACAAATAAAGAAATATAACTGTCTTACTTACTTCAGAAAGAGCGTTTTCTCCGCTTCCCTTCGCCGCACCAGTCCGGGCAGTTTTTTCCCGCCGGCGTTAACCCAGCGCAGCAGCTGGCCTGCGGCCCCCGGGTAATCGCCGGCGTTCAGTAGTCTCAGCAGCGTGGAGGTGCGCAAGTTTCCGGAACCGAGATTAAACGTAAAGGAAACAAGCGCATCGAACTGACACTGTGTGAGCGGAACGCGGACAAAACGGCTGACCGCCCGCTCAGCATCCGCCACATCCTGGCGCAGAAACGTATCGGCCTGCTCCGGGGTTATCACATCGCCGGGCCTGACGCCGACCGTGTGGCCGTAGCCGATGGTCCAGACGTCTGCCGAGCACTGATACGCCCGCAGGCGCAGCCCCTCAAAATGCTTAATCAGTGCCAGGCCTTTTTCACCGGTTTTCATGGGATGGCTCCCGTTCAAAAAGGTTGCCGGCTTTCAGAAGACAGAACAGGCACAGCGCGGCGTTAATCACGGCCTCGGACCAGTCGGCGTAGTAGTATTCCCCGGTCAGGGTCCGGATGGTGACGGTGGCACACGACACAATCAGAAAGTAGATAACCAGCCCCTGCATGAAGCTGGCCGGACGACGGGAAAGTCGCCAGGAAAAGAGCCTCCCGGCGGTCACCGCACAGACAACGGCGTTAACGTTGAGCAAAAAAGGCTGAACATAGTCGTTCATATGCGGGCTCCCCTTTCATGCCTGATGGCCGGTATGCCGGTGATGCTCCACCCGGGATATCACCGTCATGGCCACCGAAACGATAAGGGCACTGCAGAGAAACGCCCCCACCTCCCTGTCCATATGGATGTCTGCGGGAAGATAGCGCTGCGCCAGGGATACGGCAGTGTCCGACCCGGCTATCCCCATGAAGAACGACACCAGAAAGACCAGCAGTTTGTTCAGTCCCCTGAAGGTGTGCTGGAGAAGGGTAAAAAGCATGGCGCCGGAAAAGGCGGCAATGACGACCGGACCGTAAAGTTCGCCAAAGAGGTTAATCAGCATCATGAACTCCGTTGAGAAGGGGTGATGGTGAGTATTGTTCTTTCTTTTTCAGATTGCCCGGACGGGGGGATTCAGGAAAAACGCGAAGGTAAAGAAAACAGGCAGCTAAGAATAAGGTAACGGTTTATTATCTGCCGGGAAGCAGACCGGAAAATGCTGACTGATCGGGGTAATTTCACCTGAGGATGACGGTTCCTGCCAGGCCGTGGGCAGTTTAATAATTTTTATGCTTAAATATATCATACAGCACAGCGTGGTTTTTTCGGAGCCCGCGCTGCTTCCGGGCCCGGTTGCAGCGAGCGCCGGACTGCCAGACTTCGCTGTCATTGTCGCCCGCAACGCCGTTCGTGGCCGTATTCAGGGGCCGGCAGTTCCAGTGCGGAGGGTACCGGCAAAGTCAGTCCCGGAATAACGTTACCGTATGCGCGCCGGGGGCCGGTGAGAACGGCTTCCGTCGCCCCCTCAGGGGGGCGGGCTGCGTTATTTTACGCCGGACATCCCCGGGGAGATGCGTCCGGTGAACAGCGTTTTTAAAATGTAAGAAAGTTTGTTTGCGACCCGGCCTGCCACTGCCTCCCCCCCTGATACCCTGCCCTTCCGCCGGAAGGCAAGGTTGTATGCGTAGTCCCCGTGACGTAAAGCCAGGCTGCAGGCGCGGACCTGCCATGCATCACGGGATTACCTGCGTTCAGCGCGACTATCGGGATACGGCAGCGGGGTGAAAGGCTGCCCGGGAAGGCGAAATGCGTTGCCGACCGGGTGCCCGGGGCTTCATTCGTTTTTTACCGGGGGCCGGTATGCCTGAACGGAATAAATCCCGTCAGGAGTGTCCGGCAAAAAAACTTTTTCCGGAGCAGACCTGAGACACAGGCAGGGGAAGGGGTATTTATCCTTTAAAAACCTGGCCTTACAGCAAAATTGTACTTATGCTCAGCATGGGAGAGGTGGCTACTGAGCATCTTTGTAATTCGTCGTTTACTCATCACGGTTACCGGATATCAACATCATTGACGGGATCCCGTCGATAGTCTCGCGAACAAGAACTGGCTGTTTTTTAGTCATCTGATTTTTTGTTAACATTTAATTAATTAACCTATCTCGCTTCGTTGCATAACCATTTACATACCATGGTTTACGTTAAGTACCTATATGACACGATGTATAGGTCCATGTACGTCCGTACAATAATGTGATGTTTTTCGCCCCGCTTTCCTCAGATTGTCGGGGCTTTTTTTATCATCTGCCGGAAGACAACTTAGCTCTGGCTGTATTCACCAACCAGAATGAAACATCCTGGTAACAGTCATTGTTACGTTGATTTAATAAGCATTAAAAGCAATCAGTTTAGTGTTTATCAGTGCTGATTCATTGAGTGGCACACACCTGTAATGTTAGGAGCATTAGACCATATTTCTCCCCGGCTGCTGTTTTGTTTGTTGCTGGGGATTTTTTTACCACTAACGCAGATACGGGCCGCATCGCCCGCTTCCTGCAGACCAGTCTCAGCGGCGTCCTGCGCCGGGAGGGTATCTGACGCCAGCGCCGATGACCTGACGGACACTGAAAACGCCACGGAAGGAGCTGACTGATGGCTGATATTTATTCCCTGCTGGACGCCTGCCAGAGCACGCCGCACGAAGCCGGTGAACAGGCTCAGGCGCGTGTTGCCCTCTGGGATAACTGGCTTGTACCGGTGTCCATGGACAATCCTGTCGGGGATGACCCGGGGTATGATGACGACTTTCAGCAGATGCGCGAGGAGGTTACCGGAGACCCTCTCCCCCGTGCCGGCCAACCGTGGACGCGACATGGCGGTCCCCGCCTGGTTTCGCCGGGAGTTTGCCCACGTCACGCCGGGGCAATATCAGCACCTGCGAGAGGTCTGGCTGAGAGAACCTTTGCTGAGGGAGGTCGCCGGTGAGCTCGATGCACAGAATCCCCTGATGGGGGGCGTTCATGCCTGCGTCCGCTGCGGCAGCACCGGTCTGTCGCAATACCACACGCCCACCGTTGTCACCATCTATTACTACTGCGCAGCCTGTAAGTCCAGATTCAGCTAGGCGGAGGGGACCGTTTTTTAT